TAATAATTTATGGGACTCGAAATCCCTAAGCTCTCCGGCGGTCTTACTTCTAAGACCCTAAACCGGGGCAGAGTTCACTTATTTGCACATTTTCCTAAAATAGTGCTAAAATGGGCAAGACACGGATTGTCTCATTACAATCCGTGATGTTGTCCGTTTTCATAGACAGGGACGTCTATCAACTCACCCCGACACACGTCGAGCCATCTTTGGCGCTCGCTCTCATATGTCGTGAGTGGCATCAGTTGTCCCTTGCCGAGGTCTTTGAACCCTTGTAACATCCGTGCTCGGAAGTCGCAAAAGTACGTTCGCCCATGCATAAAAGCATCCCGCAAGGAATTCTCCACGAGTTCTGTCATCATTGCGTCAGGATCGACGAATGATGAACTCATGTAGAGTCGCGGTCGTGCCTCTATCGTCTTGCGTTCAAGGGGTGCCAAGTAAAAACCACTTGGATCCAGAACAAAGTCTCTCTTCAAGAAACTAAGTCCCAAGATCGGCGTGATTGGCGCTGCTACTGACCAATGTTCTTTGTCAGCAGTAGTGTACTTAACACCGTACCTGTCCATCGTTTTACCGTAAGTCTTCATATTGAAAAACGGTTGCGCCAGGGGATCAACACTGTGCATGTGATCATCCCCATAGTACTTCGATGTAACAAGTTTCTCCTTGGTCGCCAGCGACCTCATATCAATTGGTGCGTTTTCGAGCCACACCATACACGAGTAAATCTCGTTATTGATAGAGTTCACATGGGAGGTCAACGGATAACCTGACGGCAGCCCTTGTCCAATCTCAATTACACAATCATACACTTGTGCAAGGTGATTATAAGATTGGGACATAAGAACATAGCGAATTTTCTTGTTATTTTCGCCATCGTCGTAAAGACGATTTATGATCTTATTGGCTGTCTCCAGATGTTCCGCCGGAGTACCTCGATCGTAGTTGCCATAGTCACCAGCAAATCCGTCTGGTGATGTAGACAGCAATTGCTCGACCATTTCAGTCCAATCCGATGATGCGGGATTGATACCGATTTGTGGTTCGAGCGCGCTTCGATTGTGTTTAAACATCTCGATAACGCTTGCCGTAAACATCCGGATAGCTATAGTGTAGGCGACACTACAGATCGTGAACGTACGGGTTTTCGGCACCCATGCCGGATCCTCCTCCAGATTACGCGTATGCTTTTTAGGCCTCCGCTCATCTTTTGGAGTCTCGCGCGTGATCATTGGGATGACCTTCCCCTCCAAAGCTCTATCGATCATGATGTAAACCATCTTCTCGAGATCTTTGCAAGGGGTATAAGTCACTTTACCCTTTGAGTCCTCCACGCGAGTGAACAACCAGGATTTATTATGGTCTCCTGTTGCTCGACCGACATCCCATAACGCCCCCTCAGAGGTG